CCTTCTGCTTTCAAACTGCTCGCCTCTCTTGCTCCTCGTGTTCCACCATTAGGAACCGCAAAGATCATATAATCAGGCTCTTTAAAGTTATCACTAAACCAGTTAATAAGTGCTACTTGCTCTTCGTGTTCAGAATGTAAGGCAGTCATGTTTTTCACACTCGTTTTTTTCATTAAGCCATTCATACTCTAAATCACATTGTAACTCATCGCAACGATATTTTTCAATAGATTTATAACCTATTTTTTCAGTGCGATACGACATATTAATACACCCTAAACAACTATGTTCTACCACTTCTTTTTTTAAAATCTTTTCTTCTATCTTCATATACTTGCCATCCTTTTTTAATCGTAGTTTTATAGGAACTTCAAACTCTTCAACATGGGGTAAAATATCTTCAATATTAGTATAATTGCACTTAATTTCTCGTAACTGTTTTCTTCCGAAATAGCTATTTAAAACAATAAACTCATTGACTAAATGCAGTCCGCAAACGTGAGATATTTTTAGACATTCATTCCCATTTTTAGACGTATAAGCCTCATATCTAACGCTTTTAACTTCCCACTCTATTAGCTCACCATCTCCAAACATATTGCCATCATATGCTTTTTCGCTGTGCGTAACTTTTCTTATCGGAAACTCTTCACCACATTCAATACAATGCGTCACACTTTTTTCATTGAGTCTATGGCACTTAAAACATTCTTTGGCTTTTATCTTTTCTTTTAAATTTTTATCTTTTTTCTTCGTTCCATTACCAATAACTACGGGTACAATATTATCAAGCGTTCCGTGTGTTAAAGTGTTACGCCCAAAGTCTATTATTAAACAGTTTTCTTTGTCTGGATATGTACGTAGCCCGCGGCCTATCATTTGAACATAAAGTGACGTTGATTGAGTAGCTCTCGCAATAACTACCATGTCGCAAATAGGAGCGTTAAATCCCGTTGTAAGTACATTTACATTTATGATACATTTAAGAGTATTTTTTTTAAAGTCTTGTAATAGTTTGGCTCTTTTGTCTTTTGGCGTTTCACCCGTTACAATCTCAACACTATTAAATCCTTTATTATTAAAACACTCTTTTATTTTCTCAGCGTGATTTATAGAACTTGCAAATACTAACCATGCTTTGCGATCTTTTCCCATTTCTAAAGTTTCATTTACAACCGCTTCGACTAATTCACTTGTTTCAACTACTCTAGCGAGTTCAATGTCGTTATACTCACCGTTTGACTTAATGCTTACGTTTGATAAGTCATATTGTTTTAATGCCCCCTTGGTTATAGGCATACACAAAAAGCCATTGTCAATAAGATATTTTAATGTAATTTCATAACTCACGCCACAAAATATCTTATTTTTACCGTAAATATTACCGCCACTCAATCGGTAAGGAGTAGCACTAAAACCGACTATTTTAGCAATCTCATTTTTTTGTAGTAATATATCAAACACTTTTTTATAACGTGTTTCTGCTTTATTATTTACAAGGTGAGCTTCATCAATAATGATTAGGTCAAACGGTTCACTTTTTTCCACGACATTAACAAAACTTTGCACACCTGCAAATATAATTCTGTGTTTTAACTCTCTTTTTTTCAAAGAAGCACTGTAAATTCCTGCGGGCGCTTCGTTCCATATTCCTTTTAACTCTTTAAAATTTTGGTCGATTAGCTCCGAAGAATGTGTCAACATTAGCACTCTTGAATAATCATCGCTCTTAACTACGTCCTCACAAATTTGGGCTATTAGAAGGCTTTTACCTGCGCCAGTTGGGCATACAACAACGGGGTTAATCCCTATATTATTGTTCCAATAGTCGTAAGTAGCTTGTATAGCTTCTTTTTGATAAGGGCGTAGTTCTAGCATTACTTAATAACCAAACTTTTGTTTTCTACAATTTCAGCACCCATGACATAAACGCCATCTTGCAAATCTTTTTTAATGGCTGTTTTATCAAAAGATACAGATACCCTTTGGTACTTTTCTTCTAAATCTGTTGGACTAACATTGTCAGAAATATTAATTGCTTTAGTAGTCATAAAGTAAAAATTGTACTCGTCTGTCTTGCATTTTTCGCCATCAAGCAACATTAATTGAAGCTGTTTAATGCGATCAATGTCATTGCTTAACGCTTGTTTACGTGCGCTTAATTTTGCTATCTTTTCATCATAAGCATTAATTGAGTGCTGTAGTTCAATTTTTAAATCTTGCATAGAATTTAATTTAACTTCTTTGTTTTGTTTGATCTCTCGCACAAAATCTTTTAAATCATCTTCATTATGCAGTAATTCGCCATTTTCGTCACATTCAACCATTAGAGCGTATAATGCCCTAATCTCTTCTAAGATTTGAAATGTTGTCATTTTTTAGCCCAAGGACGAGTATTTGCACTAGCTGTTGGTGCTTGTGCCGTAAGTTGAGATACTGCGCCAGTATTAGGTTTATATCCCTTAATACGATTACTTTCATCGTATCCGCCTTGCGCTGGTTGAATTCCTACCTTAATGATTAAAGGAATATCGTGCAACTCTGAACTATCGTTGACATTAACTTTATTTGTAGCTAAACAAATACTTGCCAAAGTTTGTTGTGCAATTTGCACCGCTTTTTCGTTTTTATTATCAAGGTTTAAGTTGTCAAATATAAAGCGACCTTTGTACTTGCCATCAATGATTTCAGCTTTTAGACTTAAAAATTGTCCGTCTTTATTTTTTGTTTCTTTCCACTCGCTATCTGCAATAATAGCAATATAATCGCCACTTGGTAATAATTCAAAATCGTTTTTAATTTCGATTTTTGATGAGTCAAATTGTAGTAAAGCCATTGTATTTCCTTTTTAATTTAAGTATTGTAAAAATGGATTAAATCCATTCGCCACGATAATATCTTCACTAATTCCTAAACGGTTTTTGCTAATATGGTTAGCAATAGGATAACACGTCAAAATCCTTGTACCATCGCTGATTGCTTTTAACTTATCGCCACCACCTTTTTTAGTGAATGATTTAAGTTTTAGATATGCAATAACATCAACATTATCGCTATAATGAGATACGCTTTTTTTGTGCATACGGATTGTGTAACGTTGGTACATATCAGAATCAGGTAACTCTAACGTTTCAACTTCGCTGTGACTAATAAAAACAATGTTCATATTTTTATCTTCGCTTAAAATTCCGCACCATTCACGAAACTTTCTATGAACTTCGCTTACTGCGCTATACCCTGCCCCATAGCCACCCATTGCTTGGTTAAGTGATTTCGCCTTTGGGTCTGACTCCAACACCTCTTTTTCAATGAGCGTATTAAGTTGTGTAATGCTGTCAATTACAAGCGTTTGAAATTCATGCTCTTCCGTGCCTAGCATTTCAACATACTTAAAACACTCTTCTACTGTTTTAGCCACTGGAAACAATGCAACATCGTCACGATCATTAAGTGATAGTGTCCCGTCCTCTGTTCGTAAAATAATAGGGTTTGGAAACGTACTAGCTAAAGTAGTTTTACCGATGCCACCCTCGCCACAAATCGTAATAATTAAAGGTCTTTTTACCTTTGGTGTGCTAAGAATGTCATTTAACATTTTGTGCCTCTTTCTCTTCATACAATTTTAACATTTCAGCAAGCAAAGCATAAATTTTTAATTTATTTGCTTTTGCTATTTCTTTTACTTTCTTTTGAGTTGATCTTTCAATCAAAACCAAAGTAAACTCATTCGTCATCTTATTTTTCTCCTTTTAAATATTTATTAAACCTAAGCTCAATAAAAAAATATAATGCCTCATACTCTATTCTATACTCTTCATTTTCTTGTTTATTAGAAACAGCTTTTTTAAATTGCTCAAAAGTCCCTAAAAAACATCCAGTTGTAAGACTAAAACCATTTTTAGTTCTAAAAATTGTCAAAGTCGCTAAACGAGAACCTATTTTTGATATCCACAACACCTCAGCATCACCAGACACCTCAGCATCACCAGACACCCTAGCATCACCAGACACCCAAGCATTGCCAGACACCCAAGCATCACCAGATACCAAAGCATTGCCAGATACCAAAGCATTGCCAGATACCCTAGCATCACCAGACACCAAAGCATTGCCAGATACCAAAGCATTGCCAGATACCAAAGCATTGCCAGATACCCTAGCATCACCAGACACCCAAGCATTGCCAGACTGATTTAAATTATCTTCTTTTTCTACATATCCCCCAAGCTCACCAGCGTTTACATTTCCAAAAGAAACTAATGCCTTTACTTGAAAAAACTTTCTTCCATAAAACTCAAATTCACCAGCTAACTCATACTTTTTCATCTTATCCCCTTTCTTAAATTATAAATGTATTATAATCTAATAATTATTAAAGTTTTATTAAATTCTAATATCTTTAGACCATTGAGCTACAATTTCTTTAAAATAGTTGTATGTTGTATTTATCTCTATTTTTTTAGTACGTTTTGAATTATGTATGACATACTCTTTTAAATTAAAAATCATTTTCTCACGTATAAAATCGTATTCCATGGTATTAATATTTAAAGTGTCTATCAAAATAAACCGCCTTGAATTAATATCTCTTTTCCCAGTTTATGCTCATCCCCCTACAATTTGCGATTACCGCCAATGCCTGCATACAAATTTAATATTTTCATTTTTTTATTCCTTTTTATAATAATTTTAAGCTACGAAAAATCGTGCCCTCAATTTCTTTTTCTTTAAGTCCATCGCCTTGGCTATTAACCCACAGAATAGCACTCTTTATCTCTTCGCTGCTTAGCCCCTCATCTTGCAAATATTTAGCACAACTAAATAAATAAGTATTGCGACCCCCTGCTCCGAAACGCTCATAAAATTTTAATACTTCTAAAAGTTTATCGGTGTATAGAATTGATCTTAAATAATCAATCTTTGGAATGTCTGTGTTATACGTTGGTTTATAAACTGGCGTAATTGCGTGAACTTGTTTTTCTTTGTCTTTTTGTATCTTAAAATATAGCTTAGCTTGTTTTTGTACTACGTCATAATCAAAAAAGTGTTTAGTTTTATTGATTGTAATTTCGCTATCTTTAAAGCCATAATAAAATCGTGCAATGTCTTTACACGCTTTATCATTACCGTATTTTAAAATGATAAAAGTCATTGTTTCCTTATACTCGTCAATAGTAGTATTTAATGGCTTTTTCAGTGGTAATATTAATCTAAATCTATCGCATACATGATTGTTTTTTTCTTTTTGGTGACTCTTGGTCGTAGCAATTATATGCGTATAATCTTTAAATAACTCTCTTGCCTCTTCGATTGTCAATCCATCATCAAAATCTAGCATGATCGTATTGCACTCTTCCAAAATACTATTAATCTCTAATCTATAATTTTTATCATAAATAAAAGGTGAATAGTTCATCTCAGTTTTTAATACCTCTCCAAACTCTTCTAAAGTTTGAACGGTATAGCCTATAAATCCTTCGCTTAAATGATTAGAATATGAAAAATTTATCATGTCATAGTCCAAATAAATCGCTAATTTTTTCGTCACTATATTCTATTTCTTCGCATCTAATAGGCTTACTATTCATAATACCGCCTATAATTTTATCAATTGTAATTTTAGGAATAATAGTTGTCTCAAACGCATCGTTATTGTACAGTTTATAAAGAATAGGAGTAGCCCCACGATTATCTTTTGTGCATGTTACAAGTCTTATTCCCTGCGACTTTTTAAACTCATCTTCTTCTATTCTTATCCCTTTTTCGCTTTTAGTTTCCTGCAATGGTATGCTTATATTATAACAACATCGCACCGCATCAACAAAAGCACCTGCCCCCCTAGTATTTCCGTCAGTTTTCGAAGCATGATGAATAATAATGATCGTTATATCGACTTCTTTGCACCAATTAATGAAAGGTTGCATAAATACACGTGCTTGGCTATTATCGTTCTCATTTCCGCTAAAGAACGCCAGCAGTGGGTCAATAATTAATAGTCGCACATCGTACATGCAACAAAACTCTTTTAACTCATTTAATTTGTCATTATCAAAGGCAAAATCATGCCCTTTTGAATGTGCAAAATGAATAGGGTCGTCCGTAATTAATAGAACTCTTTTTTCGTCATATTCGTTTATAATCCCAAAAGTTTTAAGAGTCTCACTTCTGTTTTTAACATTCCCTGCATCATCTTCCGTGAGCCACATCGCTACGTTACCAACATGATTAATACAATATTCAGCCGCCAACTTGATAGATAAATTGGTCTTACCTATACCACCACGTGCACTTACCATGCAAAGAGTATTTTGAGGAAAAGGCATGAAGTGATTTAAAATAAATTTTTGTTCTACTTCCACACTTTCGTGCATTGTTTGGAAACTAAGCATTTTTTGACTTCTTAGTATGTGCTAATTGAGCATCTTTTAATTGCTCTCTTTGCAACATATCAAGTTCATAGAGTTCTCTTTTTTCTTTTTCTTCTTTTGTTTCTTCTTTTTGGGGTACTGTTTCTTTTTTTGTTTTATTAGTCCAGTTCTTTTTTGCAGAGATACTTTTTTTCTCACATGCTAAATTGTATTTAACATTATTATTTTTTAATTCGTTAGTTATGAATTCGTATAGTGGAATTAATATAGGAGTGTTTGATAGATTATATTTTTTGTCTTCTATTTCATGTAAAAAAATAGCCTCAAATAATAAACCCTTTTCCTCATTTGATAAAAACTTTATCAATGAGTAATAGTTTTTCTTTAAGAAAAAACCTTCTTTTTGTTTTGCTTTATCTTCCATTATTTATCTCTCGAGATATTTTATAGAGAGGAATGTGAGGGGTTCTCAAACCATCACGTTCATAATAAAAATTATAAACTCTCTTATCGGTTATCAATTAAGATAACCTTTTGGTTTGAGAACCGATAAAAGATTTAAACTTTCCAAAACTATATCTTTTAAATATTTAAAACAAACTTTAACACAAATAATACTTTTTTATAAATTATGGTGCACCATACTACAGTATAGATATCTATGGATATCCTAAGTGATAGATAGAATGATAGAAGATAGATAGATATCATAGGCGTTGGCTTTTGGCTTACGCCAATCCAACGCCATATAAGAAATTAAATACCTTTTAAACTTTTAATATACTTTTTCATCGTGTTAGCAGAAGTTCCAAACGTCCGCACCAGTAACGCTACACTTGCCTTGTTATTTAGTAATGCCTCTATCTCTTGCCGATGTTGGTCTAGCAATAGCATTGAGGGTGATTGTTTACGACTCATGACTCTCCTTTATAATTCCTCTTTTAATACTTGATAATGCTATGTCACTATTAACTAAATTTTGACCTAAAAAAGTATGCTCGCTTTGAAACATAAAAGATACCAATTCATTTTTACTATTATAAATAGAATAAACTTCTGTCACTGTATAAATATCTTTTCTTTTCCCTTGAACTTCATATTTAACACCTATATAGCTTCTAGCTTCTTTTTCTGTCATTATCTTTGCGCTTATCATCTTATCCCCTTTTGTTTTGATACCGTTATTATATACCCATATAACTTTAACATAGCTTAATTTTAACACGTTTTGCGTTAAAGTTGATTGATTATGCAATATTAATATAATTTAACGTCACCCCTTTACTTATTTATAAAAAAATAGTATAATAACGGAAAAGAAACGAGGTAATAAAATGCAAAATATTAAAAAATGGCTATTCACAAAACAAGAGCGTACTAATTTGTTTCTTTTGTGCGATAATATTATTTCTTTAATTTTACTTTATATTGTTGTTACATCAAACTAAGGACA